TCAACAAGTTGCGGATCATTTTGATCCGGTTGCAGCGCTTTCTGACACGGCTCGGCATAATATTCTTGCGCATGAACAACCGTTAAATATTTCACAGGCAGTGTACGGGATTAAATTGGATCTTGACGAAGGACGTGATCCAAAAGTGGCGCAAATGTATGAGTCGTATATTAGATGGACTGGTGGAGCTCCGAAGCGACAAACATTGGTGGAGTTAATGAACTCTATGGTGCAACGGAATCTGGATGTACCAAAATTGGCAGCCAATTTGGATTATGCGGAGTTGTATCAGGCCGTTTTGACAGCGGTGGGAGACGCATTGTTTATACCAGGGTGGCGTGACATTTTGGCAGAGTTCAAACGAAATCCAATAAGGGCTGATTTCAGAAATATTGCGGATTGGGTCGTTCGTTTAGATGATAAAAAACGAGCGTTAGTTGAAAAGGCTGAAATCGTTGGTATTGAAGAAGTGAGTCCTGGGAATTTTCGAGTCACTGTCAAACCTACGTTAAAACCCAAAATGACTGGAGGTTCATATAAACCGTCTCAGACAGTGGTTTTTAATTGGACTGATACCAATATGGCCTTTACTGGAGCTTGGAATGAGTTACATCGACGCTTTGTGTCTCTTTTTAAAGACAATGTTCGTCTTGGTACACGGAAGAGTCCAAAGGAAGTTGAAGAATGGATGCGACTGTATTCACGGTATGGAGAAAAATACGAAGAAATGGATATTTCTCAATTTGACAAGTCTGAGGGAGAAAATTGTGTCGAAGGGATTGAGAAACCTTTAGTCTTGGACCTAGGTTTAGATCCTGAAGTTGCCGCTTTGTGGTATGAGCCGAACGAAGAAGCGCGGATTGCCTCTGTGGCTTTTAATTTCAAGATTTTCTTACAAGTACAACGGCGTTCTGGACAACTGTCTACGCTGTTGGGAAATAGTATGGTTACTGCAGGTGCTGTATGTCTCACTATGGCGTTAGATCGCGTACCTTTTCTTTGGTTTTTCTTTCAAGGTGACGATTCATTAATCTCTGTTAAAAAACATTTGTCTTTGGTAGGTGTAAGTGAACGTGCATCTGTGTTGTTTAATTTGATGATGAAACATGAGCAGTATAAGTTCGGTTATTGCTGTTCGAGATTTGTTTTGCGTGTTAAGAATCAAGTGCATTGGGTGTATGATCCAATGTTGTACATCGCAAAAATGAGTCGTTCGATTTCGTTATTGGATCGAAAAAATTTGACGGATAGATTGCGGTCAGCCAGAGATACTGTTACACATTTGTATGATGATACAATTTCTGAAGTGTTGGTAGCTGCTATCTGTGAGCGATACCATGTTCCGGAAAGTGTTGCTCGAACTAGTATTTTGACTGTTCGTAGTCATGTTCACAATGAACGTGCCTTTGATTCGATCCATAAAGATCGGTCGTCGTGGTTGTAGGTATCCTTAGGGAGTTTTTAGGTGGTAGGTATTATGCTTTCTTTGTTTCTTTATAGAAAATTTTTGGGAGCATGTAGC